GATATGTACAAAGTTGATGTGTCGACTCAATAGCAATTACAGATAGAATCGGTGTACAAAGGTGTTAACCTTTTCGTCGCAGCCCCAAAAACAGGAGATGTTTCTGACATGCAATATTATTATGATAAGTGTTTGCCGGGAAACAGCACTATACTCAATGAGTATGATGCCGTAACTATGCAAATACGAGATAATAGTTTGAATGTCAAAGATTGCACGTTGGATATGTCGAAATCAGTACCTCTTCCTAGAGAATCTGGGACGACATTGAAACCTGTGATTAGGACTGCTGCTGAAAAACCCCGGAAACCCGGATTGTTGAAAACTTGGTCGCAATGATCAAAAGGAATTTCAACTCTCCCGAATTAGTAGGGGTCGTTGACATCGAAGACACCGCTTCTTTAGTAGTAGATAAGTTTTTTGATGCATACATTATTAAAGAAAAGAAAAAACCAAAAAATATACCTCTGCTTTCAAGGGCGAGTTTGGAAAGATGGATCGGAAAGCAAGAAAAGTCGACGATTGGCCAATTGGCCGACTTTGACTTTATTGACCTTCCGGCCGTTGATCAATATAGGCACATGATCAAGCAGCAGCCGAAACAGCGTTTGGATCTTAGTATTCAAACTGAGTACCCGGCTTTGCAAACGATTGTGTATCACAGCAAGAAGATCAATGCACTCTTCGGTCCTGTTTTTTCAGAATTAACAAGACAACTGCTAGAGATAATCGACAGTTCGAGATTTATGTTTTATACAAGGAAAACGCCTACACAGATCGAAGAATTTTTCTCAGATCTGGACTCTGATGTACCTATGGATATATTAGAGCTAGACATTTCCAAGTATGACAAATCACAGAACGAATTCCACTGTGCAGTCGAGTATGAGATCTGGAAAAGATTAGGCTTGGATGACTTCTTGGCCGAAGTTTGGAAACATGGGCATCGGAAGACGACGTTGAAAGACTACACAGCCGGAATAAAGACGTGTTTGTGGTATCAAAGGAAAAGCGGTGATGTCACCACATTCATTGGAAACACAATCATTATTGCTGCATGTCTGTCCTC